TCCCATTCCCTATTGGAAAGGAGAACTTCGCACTGGGTCGGATTAACACAGCAAAGGATGCCTATCGGCAGACTTTTAAAAGGCTGGCGACATTTGCGGTGTTTAATAAAACCACACCAGTCCACACAAGATTGTGGAACTTCCAGTCTACGGCGATTACCCGTGGTAAGTATAGCTGGTTTGCTCCTTCTCTTTCCATTACTAACGAGGAGCCCTCAAAAGAGGTTCAGGAATTTGTGGAGGGATTCTTATCATAATGGCTGATCCTGACGTAAGAACCTGCTGCCTTGACGTAAGAACCATTCTGAGTGCCGAAGTAGACTCCCTTTCGGAGACTATTCTGAAGATGGACATTGCTATCGAGAACTCCAAATTGGATTTGGCGGCAGCAATTATCATCAAAGATAGTATACAGTCACAGCTAGAATCTATTCCAGAGCAGGAGCTTATCCAACTGCCGGAAAAATAAATTCCCTAACAGGGTAGGGTATTGCGGCGGTTCATTTAGACTGGTTATTATCATCGCCTGTGCAGTAACCGCATAAAAGCTGCACTCTATCCGGCCTCACTGTCATCTGTGTATGCATGGCAGTGGGGCCTTTTTATAACCTAACAATATGAGAGACATAAGTGCATTAGACTTTGAGACGTATTCTGACGACATGACAAGACAAGACACTTTCGCAGTAGACTTCGAGACTTACTATGACAAGACCTGTTCCATTAAAACTTTGGGGGTTTTAGGTTATTTTAGTCACCCACAATTCGATGCCTACATGGTTTCTGTAGTGGGGTCAGATGGAACCGAATGGGTTGGCCACCCCAAAGATTTTGATTGGAGGCGGCTCGACGACCAAATTGTGTTGTCACATAACGCGAGCTTCGATGAGACTCTATACTACTACGGAGTGGAACAGGGGTGGTGGGCTAAGTGTTTCCCCAAAGAATGGCACTGCACCGCAGACTTGGTGGCATATTGTAAATTGCCTAGATCGCTAAAGGGAGCCACAGCAGAAGCATTTGATCTCACTGTGGACAAGGCAACAAGGGACAACATGTCAGGTAAAAGGTGGGAAGACATGACTGTAGAATTCAAAGAAGAAGTCAGCGAGTATGCTCTTAAAGATAGTGTGCTATGCCTCCGGCTGTGGGATGAATATGAATCAAAGTGGCCTACGTTTGAGCGGGACATAAGCCGCACAAATAGAACCATAGTCCAGCGGGGGATACCAATGGATTGTGATCTTCTAAAGACTCAGTTGGAAATTATTAAAATTCAACTGTTCGAAGCAGAGGAAAACATTCCTTGGCTGGGGGAAAAACCACTACTAAGTAGAGCCGCTTTCAATGATCAATGTCGCCTAGTAGGGATAGAGCCCCCAGTGAGTCTGGCGTCTACCGACGAAGAAGCTCAAGAATGGATAGAGTTTCATCAAAGAGAACATAAGTGGGTTGATGCGGTGAGGAACTGGAGAAGGATAAATTCACTAAAGAAAAAACTAGAGAGCTTCGACTACGCCACCATGCCGGATGGAAGATACTATGGGGGGACAATGTATTTCGGAGCACATACCGGACGCTTCAGTGGGTCGGGAGGTAACCTGAATCTACAGAACCTACCAAGGGAAGAAATGTTCGGGGTAAATCTGCGGAACCTTATTGCCCCTGAACCCGAAAAGAGATTAGTTGTAGTGGACCTATCACAGATTGAAGTGCGGACGTTATGCTGGCTCGCCAAGGACGGGGATATGCTCAAGGAGATCGAAGAATCCAAAGACATTTACGAGGCTTTTGCTTTCCGGTTTGGATTGATCACTCCGCCATTAGAGTTACCATTCAAAGAAAATTCAAAGCTACGACATGCAGTAAAAGCAATGGTGCTAGGTTGCGGGTATGGGGCTGGGCCAACGAGATTCGCGAGTATGGCTAACATCTCTGAGGAAGAGGCAGAGAAACAGGTGAACTTATATAGAAGCAAAATGCGTAAGATTAAGTCTCTTTGGTATTCATATACAGGAGATATCGAAGGTTGTTATGAGGCAAACAAACAGATAGATACACCCTATACTATAGACCTCCCGAGTGGGAGGGTCATTGACTATGGGCCGCTTGAGAGACGATTTGAAGACGGGCGAAACCATTACCTAGCATCTATCCCCAGACACGGGAAAAAAATCCAAGTCAGACTGTGGGGAGGGCTCGTGGCAGAGAACGCATCACAAGCGTTAGCGCGAGATATCTTTGCGGACATGATGCTGCGTGTGGAAAAAGAAGGATACAAAGTTATAATGCATGTCCACGACGAACTTGTTGTTGAGATAGAATCCGAGAAGGCTGAAGAAGCCTTGAAGCGGATTATAGAAATTATGTCTGTCCCCCCAGAATGGATACCCGATATACCGCTGGCAGCAGAAGGATCAATACTAACTAAATATGAAAAATGAAATACAGGTACATTAAAAACCTTAGAGATAATAGGTGTGTTCCTTGTGACGACATGTCCAAGGTGAAATTGAGTGAGAAGCCAAAGTTTAAATCGAAGGCTTTATACAGAGAGTGGTGTGCTAAGAAGACTACGGATCATAGCTTCTATAGTTTGGCAGAGGGCTACGTTGGGAGGGCTAGAATTGAGGGTGAAAACAAAGTTGATAAGATCCACGGAGTAACTGCCGACTTCGACGCCCCCGTAGACTGGGCGAATGTAGACGATATCATTGGAGCGAAGTGTGCTAAATGTATGCCTTCTTGGAGGTCTCGGACTTACAGTGGATACATCCGGTTAACCTTTGAATTTGAAAAATCCATATCAATAACTCCCGCCCTATACAAACCCTTCTTAGCTGAACTTAAAACAGCTATCGGATACAACAAAGTATTAGCAGGGTTTGATACAAAGTCGGACAACCCATCCCAGTATTTCGAGATAGGAGTTGATTGGGTTGACTTAGGAGGAAGAGTCCCAACTGAAATAGTCCACACATGTTTATTCAAAGCGGCAAAAAAACACCCCCCAGAATCTAAAGATACAGCTATCCCCATTGAAAAAATAGCAGAGGAAGTAGACAAAAGGTTTCCCAACAGGTGGGTGGGTGAATTTGAAGAGGGCTCAAGGGGGCCACTGTTCTGGCTGGACGATGGGATTGAGCGAGAAGGATGTCAGGTCTTTGAGGATGGGATGCTCGTATACTCAGACAGAGACAATACATGGATGACATGGCGGGACATATTCGGGGCATCCTTCGTGGAGGAATATGAGCAGCAGAAGATGGGAGCCCTGCTGGATGAATACTGGTTTAATGGGAAACAGTTTTACAAACTCCTTCACGAGGCCGCACAGCCAATACCCAGAGATCAATTAGTTCTGGAGCTACGTCAAAGAGGTTTCCGATTTAAACCAAGGAAGGGGGAACCAATTTCTGAAGTAGAAAATGCTGTCCTTGTTATAAGTAACCAGAACAGAATCAATGAAATTGCACCTGTCATCTTCAGAAGAAACGAAAGAGTCGTAGAGTTCAACGGAGCTAGGATCTTAAACAGCTCAAACATAAAGCCCATAGAACCTTCCGGTGACGGAGACCCTAAAAATTGGCCCTTCCTTAATGCTTTCTTCGACCAGTTCTTTGAGGATTCAACCCCTATAAGGTCCAAGTATTATTTCTTTGCGTGGTTCCAAAGATTTTATCTAGCCGTTCTCAACAACCAAGAAGATCAAGGACAAGCGTGTATTCTGGTTGGACCTGCAAAAAGAGGTAAGACTTTGTTATCCAACAAAATCATAGCCGCAGCAGTTGGGGGCTACGCGGACGCTAGTGACTACTTATCTGGCGGATCTAAATTCAACAAAGAACTTGGTAGAGCCGCAGCTTGGGTGATTGATGATACTGTTAGCGCGGCATCATTTCAGGACCAACGCAAAGCCACGGAGCTAATCAAACGAGGGGTAGCAAATCCTAGAATCTCTTTTATGGCCAAGCATGTGGACGCAATTACTATCCCTTGGTCTGGTAGGATAATTGTTAGCCTCAACGATGATGCTAATAGCATGGGCGTCATACCCACAATGGACTCAAGTAACAGAGACAAATTAATGGCGTTTAAAATAAGTAAGCAATATTTTAAGTTCCCTGTTAAAAAGGAATTGGAAAAAACAATCGATGAGGAACTCCCACATTTTCTCGCGTGGTTATCTGAATGGAAACCCCCCGAAGAAGTTCTAGATGATGATAGGTTTGGAGTAAAAAGCTTCATCGATACAAGCATAGCTTACGCTGCATACGACAACTCAAGCCGCTCACAAGTAGCCGAGTTAGTAGATTTCTTTGCAAAAGCTTGCCGCGACCAGAACGAGAAAATGAATGAGTGGCGGGGGACAGTAACCCAATTCCAAGTAGCTATTCACGCATACAATAATGGCCGATCTTTAGGAGCTTCTAACAGGATAGACTTCGTTAGAAACGGCCTGTCTCACCTAGAAGATGCTGGGGAAGCGAATAAAGAAATGCGCCCCATAAAATCTATTGGTAAGGGGAGTGGTAAAGTATGGATAATAAATGTTACTTCCCCCTTCGATATTGATGATGGCACATCTAAAGAGAATGCGCCGGACGCAGTCCCGATATAGGTAGATGGTATCCATCTACCTTATAAGTGAACCCGTAGTCATCAGGGTCACCCCGCTGCTTATACTCACTGTGCTTCTGTATTTTATTCGCGGTCGCCCAACCTAACATCCAAGCTCGCGAAAAGTCTTTGCGGACGCGGACGAAGAAATATGCATTGGCGGGTAACTTCTTACCTTCTGCACAATTAACAGACGCTGTGTAATGGGGCTGGGGTTTGCCCGAACAGCTCTTAGATTTAATATCAATCTTACGCTTACCAAGAACGTAATCATGCGTGTATACTTCCCCTCCCACATAAGTGGATTCAGGATATAAACTCTCGAAAGCCACTTCCCCCAAAAAGCCTGTCATCCGCCCCGCCCCACGGGTAAATGAATTTGGGAGCACACCTAATTTTTCGCTTCGTTCGAACGCTTCTTTTATATTGTTGCTGTTAGGCGTGAATAAGAGCATCCCCTTCGTTCTAGTGAACTGATGGGGCAGCTTTTTCCGTTTCATCCCATTCCCAATCGTTTTCGCAACCGCTCGTAAGCGGGGAAAAAGACTTCATCCATACACCTAACTACGGCTTCTTGTTCAAATGTCTCGCAGAACCCAACCCCCGATATGCATAGGGATGCCTCCATCAACTCATGTCTCAATGTGGTGTGAACCTTATCTTCCTTTAGTTCTTTAGATAATATAATTACTTTCCGGTCGTGGCTGTAGTAGCCGAAGAGGTTCTCATCACTTAGGTCTTCCCTCATTATTTGGATGGTCTGTCCAGCGATGCGTATGGTCTTAGGAATTTTCATTCACCATAGAAGTTGTTAATACCATTAGCATAAACTTTTGCTAATCTATCGGTGTTTGTTCTTATCAAACTCACATCCCCAACATTTGAGCCAAAGAAAGGTTCCGCAATACAAGCATAACAAGGCGTTGTTCTTAAAAACAAAGCCCCGCGATGCCCTTTAGATCTAGGCTTAACCCCACGAGAACGGAGGTCTGGGTATTCTTCCACCATAGCTTCTTTGAGTTTTGTGGCTAGACGCTTACCCCCACTGCTGGTTTCCCAGTGCAACCACTCATGCCCAGTGGCGGTGGGGGTGGCGGCATTAAAATGAAACTCTATACAAGCATCGACATTGTCCTCTCTCATTTTCCTCGACACATAATTCATGGCCCCCACATAACTGGTAGCGTTGTAGTCGTCGTATATCTTATATGGAACTTTGATATGCGGGGTAATGAGTGGGACAAGTTCAGAATTGAAACTATGTTCACTAATACTATTCGCACCAACAGTATACGCCCCATTATCACCGCGCCTAGAATGTCCAATTGCGAGTCCGATCATTTATTCTTAAACTTGAGTAGTCGGTAAAGTGATACAACGGCCACCCCAATGCCAAGGACAAGAGATAATATGCGGAGCCAATACTCCATCTCCTCCTGAAGAGACGCGGCCACAGCGAGGGTGGGGGCCATCGTTCCTACGAGGGTGTCTATTAATTTAGAGGGATACATCACTTATCTCCTACAATAATTGCACGACGATATGAATAGTCGCTATGGAACTTGTGATTCTTCCGCCCAACTAGTCGCCCCTCCTTAAACCAATATTCTGTCCCCTGAACTAACGTAATAGTCGGGGGGTCATAGAGTGCGCTGTCGTTCGCGGTCGAGTCGTTTGCCCAATCGGTCGAGGCGCAGCTTTGCAGAAGGAGTGCCAGCACGGGCAAGCTCATCAATTTCATCCTCAATTTCATCAATGTATCGCGCTTTCTTTAAATTCATATACACCACGAAAGCTTCTAACGCGGCAGTTATTAGACGCAGAAAGCGCACAGCTATTAGTCTTTAGCTTTTCCAACATTCAGAGCAAGCCACTCAACAAGGACGTATACCTTTCGGACAATAGTATCATCCTTGGGCGTTGGGGTTAAGGCACAAATGGCGGAAGCCGCTGCCACAACAGCAGTAAGGATTCCAAGGAATCCTTCTTTGTTATCATTAAAGTAAGTAAGTATATCGGTCATATTATTTTAGGGTTACAAAATATTGGGGACGCGAGAGCCAGACCCTGACGGGTCAAACTGTAGAGTAGGCTTTGCGCCTCCTCTGTATGCATCCAGTTCTTCTTCTAAAAGTTGTTTGCAGATAGCCCAATGGTAGGAGGCTCGCTCTATATCTGCATTGTCTTCGGCCACGCACCCAAGGAAGCCATGTTTGATGGCATTTAAATTGCTAGGGTATACGGGGTCGTATGTGTTAATTAAATCTTTGAACTTCCGTTTAACGAGAAGTCTTAGGGTCTTAGTAGTCCCCGCAGCATCATTTCCTATCCTATACCTACGGTAACGGTTAACCTCATTTGCACCTTGGATTCTACCCAAAGTAAGAACATCCGTAGCGTCAGCCATATTAGCAGCGGATACTTCGACAGGTGCTGACAAAGAAGTATCTCCATGCCTTATCTCTGTTATAGTAGTGAAATTAACAGCAGAGGATACAGCCGCATAGACTCCAATCCCTGCGGTAGTGATGGTCGGAGTCCACGTTATAGTGGCGGGGGTAGAACTGTTATCTAGCCCTGTAATACTAATGAAATTAGTTTCTGTTCTGGGGAGTTGAGTCGCGGGGGCTACAGGTCTTATCCATAGCAGATATGCCTTGTCAGCCTCCAACTCGTTTATTGTGGGAACAAACCCATCGTCAACTAGCCCAAAACTTGCGATGGTGGTTCCATCCGAATTTCTTCCGGTTAACCTGTAGTCGTGAAACTGTGCCTTCGCCCTTGCTGGGTCGTTATCAATTAGGGCAGAAACAACTGACTCAGCATCAGGGAGCGTGAAGTTCCCGTCCGTTGTGCTTATGACAGTCTCATATAGCAAATCTCGCCACATGCCCATCGCATAGAGTCGAGGTAGAACTAAGTTCAGCTCCTGTAAAAAGTTACTTCCTACAGTTTTGTATTTCGAGAGTGCATCTTCTACCCCCGCTACGGTTAGAGTAGCCATTACTAATGGTAATAGCTATATGGCCCAAGGTCAAGATATCAACTTTTACCAAGTATTTGGTTATTCAGGTGGGCAGGTGTGCGCTACGGGGCATGCAACCACACTCAAATTACTACTAGAGGGGGGAGTCAAGAATTTATGATCACTCGCATGAGCTTGGTAAACTGAGACAGAACCACTCGCACCCGAAACAACTGTAAAATCTGTGTGGGATACACTCGTAATAACAGTCAGCGGGGTTAGCCCAGTAATAGCAGTTGCTGTTCCTGTCGAAGTAACAACATCGTCAATATGAGAAGCTCCTGTAATACCTGTTGCATGTGCAGCGTCTTTGATTCCCGTTACTGTGACTGTATCACAAAGGGCTGTTACAGTGGGGGGTGGTCCACCAGAGTAACTCCCAGATTTTGGGACTCCCAAAGCCCAAACATCCCCAGTGCTCCCGCAACCTTCTACACAATGCCACGCTAAATCTTTGTGCGCCCCTCCTTGCCGCATATTTGACTGCACTTGCCCACCTTGCCACATGGTTGCATTAGTTGTCCCCCCTCTCCACACATCGTCAGTAGTCCCCCCCGAAGTGAGCACAGTAGCC